ATGGCGGTGTACTTTTGTGTGTCGCCTACCCTGAAGTATCCCTTAGCCTCGATTAGTATTGCCTTCTCTTCGTGTACAAAGTCCGGTACGTACTTCCTGTGAGTTACATAAGGTAGCCTGAACGGTTCATATAAAAAGTCGTTGGTTAGCTTCTCGTCTATAGCTGACTCTAAGCCTGACCTGAATTTCTTCTTAGCCATTAGAATTTTAACTCCTGTACGTTCGGTTCCTTGACTACCTTACAAAGATATTTTGGAGCGTAAGAGTAGTTGTAGAGCTTTAACTCTGGATAGCAATGCTTTTTGTACTGGCAATACGAACATCCAATAGCCAGTTTTAAGTTTCCTGATTTGCCATCTGGTTGTGGAGCGTAACATACCGCTGACGGTTCGCTTCGCTCTACGAGCTTTTTTAGATGTTCTACTCGCTCTACTACCGTACCGTTAAACTCTTCGTATGCTTGGAACTCTTTGCCGTCCATGTTGTACTTCAAGTATGTCAAGTGTCCGTTAGTCTTATCAATAGCTAACCAACCAATGTCACGACTCTTCTCTGAATGTGCGTAGGCTCTAATCTGGTCTACGTATCCGAACGGGTCGTCGTTCAGTATCTTACCTTCTTTAAACTTCTTAAAACCAAAGGCACTAGCTGATTTAACGTCTGTTACTACACCGTCAATCTTGCAATCCATATGCCCTACAATACCGCCCACCTTACATACCTTCTGTTCGTCAGTAACGCTGTGTCCTGCCATACGTGTAAGGAAAAGTAACATCTCCTCCACCATATGTCCGTACATAAACTTGACGTAGGTCGGTGGTTGTATCTCTTCTTTCTCTGTACCATGTACGTGGTTCCAGAGGTACTTGTCAGTTCGTCCAATGTTTGACAGTCTGAGCGTCCGGTTATCCTTTCGCTTCTCTCTTCCAAACTCTGTTCTCATTAGTGCTTTAATGTTCTCGCCGTACTTCTCTATCTCTGCTTCTACGTCCACTGACGGGTCAGCATCTTTCGTTTCCATCAATCGGTATATGTCTTCGACTAAAGTTTCAGTCTGTTTCATTTTCGATGTCCTTGAATGCCTGTATCACATCCTCTGTAAATAATTTATTTAAAGGTACTAAATACATTCGACTGGCATTGTGGTCACCGCCTTGTACCGACCTAAACTTATTCGCTTTGATAATCTTCTTCAAGACTTTCGTATCAAACACTAAGGTGCAGTACTCTTCGTCTCCTACGCACAGGTTGTGGAACCAGTAGTCAGACTCTGTGGCTTCAATCCCTGAAGGCTTACTCCATGACTGGTACTCGATGCAGATGTTACCAGTCTTCTGCCACATATCCTTCTCTGACTTAACCTCAATCTTCTTGTTCTGTAACATATCGGCAATCTTGTCTTCCCTGACCTCACCGTACGCTAAGTCTAAGTCGAACTTCTTTCTGTCCGGCTTAGTGGGTTTCAGCCCAGTTGGCTCCAACTTTGTACTCTCCTGCGAGAGGGCAGTTGAGGTTGTAGTGGATTCCTGCCGCTTCAATGCAAGCCGTTGCGAGTCTGCCAAACCGTTCTGCGTCTTTTGTGGCGACCTCCGTCTGGATTTCGTCATGTATGTTCCCTATTATTTTATAATCAATGTTATGTAAGGTAGCGTACTGGTCTAGTAAGACTAGCGCCTGCTTCATAACGATAGCACCTGCACTCTGTAACAGTGAGTTTAGTGCTGCGTGTTCTGACCGTACTGCCACTCTTCGTCCATCCAAGCCAAGAAGGTAGCCTCTTCCACTAGCAGTACTAACTCTTCCTCGTAGCTTTCCAAGAGCAGGCGTATTGCTGAGGAACTTTGCCTTAAGTCTTCTACCATCTGCTGAACTTCCGCCAACGATACTTCCGATTTTTGCATCTCCTGCGCCGTAAAGAAAAGCGTAGATGAAAGTCTTTGCTTGGTCTCTAGTAGGCAAGCCCGCAGCCAACTGATTTGCCGTGTGAATGTCTCCGTTGAGTATCTCATGTGTGTATCCTTCATCGTTCATGTAATGTGCAAGCATACGTAATTCTAAGCCGCTTGCGTCCATACCAACTAAACTGTAACCCGTAGGGACTGTCCATACAGCTCTACATTCTTTCCCGTATGGGGAGTAGACTGCCGGTACCTGTCCCATGTTTGGACTGGAGTGTGTCATACGTCCTGTCACAGCACCATTAGCATTAACATAACCGTGTACCCTACCGTCGTCCTTAACTGCGTCAATCCAACTCTGTATCTGTGCGATACGCTTCTGTACCATTAGGTACTCGCCTATCAGCTCTGCTTCCGGTATGCCTTTTACTTTACGGAGGACGCTCTCGTCAACGATTGGCTGTCCTGTCTCTGTAAATGTCTCTGGCTTCCACCCGAAGTACTGAAGGTAGCGACCTATCTGCTGTCGTGAACCTAGATTAAACTCTGGAAAGTCTATCCTGCTGAACGCCGCTTGTACCGTCTGCCATTCATCGCCGAGGAACTTGAGGCCAACAATAGACTTCGTACCATCTTTCTTAAACTTCGGGGTAATCTGTTTGACAAATGTCGGTAACGGTTTGAAAGTCTCATGCACTTTGTCTTCAAGGTCATACTTTTTCTCCTTTAATTCTGCTAGTAATACGAATGCTGACTCTTGGTCTAAAACCCATCCGTTCTCAATCTGCTTGCTAATAATCCTTTGTACCTGACCTTCCAACACAAGGCTGTCAGCTCTAAAGCCATCAAGGTCACGAAGTAGTCTCTTGTACACCAGTTCATTAACCCTAACGTCTTGCTTACAATACTCCACCATATCCTGCGAAAAATTAAGCCAATCACTATGTTCTCCTTTAGGACAGCCTAGTCTATCTCCCCAACTCTCTAGCGAATGTCCACCCTGTCTGGATGGTTCTGCTAGTCGGGACATAACCAAGGTGTCGGTTAGTTTGTGTCCTGCGAATGATATGTCCCATAGCTTCTCTAGTACAGGAATGTCGTACCCTAGTATGTTATGCCCAATAAACTCTACTGGTTCTACGTCGCGTTCCATCTGGTCTGTAACTAACCAATCCCAGAAGTATTGCTTCTCATAACAAACGTGCGTGTTGCGTGAATCTATGTCATACATCACCACACACCATATCTCGGTAGGGTCTAGGCCGTTAGCCTCAATATCAAACACTATCTTTCTCATTAGAACTCCACTTCGTCTTCCACCGGACACGTAGTTTCTATCATGCGTCCTGAATCTTTATCGTAGTACAAGTAACACGCTAACCCAGTCAAGCCACAGAACCTGTTCTTCATTACCCGTATGGTCGTAGTGTTACGCACCTGTGGGTCTTTGTTCTGTTGGTCACGTTCTAAGCCGATAACAATGTCTGATAGCTGTGCAATACTCTGACTGCCACGTAGCTCTGACAAACTAATCTTACCACCGTCTTCGTGTGCTGTGCCGTTGGAACGCTTGAGATGTGATACTAGGAATAAACCTACACCTGTCTCCTGCACTAGCTTGCGAAGGTTAGTCATAATGCTGTCAATCGCCTTACGTTCGTCACCGTTGCTCTGGTCTGACACTACGATGCTGAGGTGGTCTAGGATAATCCACTTACAGTCCAAACCTTTAGCCATGTACCGGATGCGCCCTAGCAGGTCATCTTCGCTAGTGCTGCCCCAGTGGTCTAGCATAAAGATACGTCCTGTACCCATCGTCTTTTCCCAGTATCCCTTCTTCTCTTCCTCTGGAACGTCCTTCTCTAGGTGTAGCTGTTTGTTAGCCTCGATGGACATAATGCCCAGTGTAGTCTTTGGAATGTCTTCCTCTAGTGCCAAGATACCGATGTTATCGTCTGTCTCGCCTAGCAGGTAATGTTCCAACTCTCTGACTATCTGTGACTTACCCATGCCTGAGCCTGACGTGATAGTAACTAACTCTTTCTGTCTAAAGCCGTGAGTAAATTCGTTGAGGCACGTCCAAGGGTATGGTATAGACACCGTATTCTGTTGCTCAAGTAACAGGTTCCAAGTATCAAGACCTGACACAATACCATCAGGGCGATAGCTTTTAGCGTTCCACCATTCCTTTACAAAGTCTGCGACCTTTTTAGCTCTGAGCATATCACCTGCATCTTTCATAGGCAGTGTGACGTTCTTAGCTTTATTAGGTGTGAATAACGACAAGACCGACTGTGCCGCTTCCTGTCCTGCTTTATCGTTGTCAAAACAGACAACAACATTCTCAAACGATTCCAACCACTCTAGGTTAGCTTTAATGTCCTTGACTGCGCCTGATGCGCCAGACCTGATAGACACTACAGGCCATTTGCCGTCGAACATTTCGCTGACTGCTAGTGCGTCGGCCTCGCCTTCTGTAATGGTAATGTACTTACCGCCTTCCTTGAATGCCTGCTGTCCGAACAACCCTACGTTGTCGAAGTTACCAGTGGCATAAAACCCTTTGTTCTCTACCTGTCGCACCTTCGTCCCTGTCGGTGTGTTGCTGTCCTTATCGTAGTACGGGTAGTGGTGCTTGACAATTTTACCCTCTGAGGAAAACTCTACAGTCACACCGAACTTCTGTGCTATACCCTGTGATATTCGCCTGTCTGGAATTGCCGCTATTGTTCCTGTCATCTCATACGCTCTGTTTGGTTTACGTTGTACAAAGTCTGAGGCAGTTCCGTTGCCTCTTTCATAATGGTCACACCCTGTGCTGAAGCACGTTGCATGACCGTCTGAATACCTTGCTAAGTTGTTGCTAGAGCCACACGAAGGGCATGGCTCATGGCGTAGGAAGGTAGACTTCTCTGTCATTAAAAGTCCTCGTTGCCGTCAGTTTGTTCGGCTACTTCTAATACCTTGACCTTATTAAGGTAGGTGCTAGTGCCGTGTACTGGATGTGGTGCGCCTTCCTGCCATAGTAACCGTACCTTGGAGCCGCGTGGTACTCGACCTTGGAATGGCGTATTGTCTGCGTTGACAACCCCAACCTCAAACTTACTGGCAAACTTCCGCTGCTTTGTGCCTTCGTATTCTCGTAGCTTGACACCTCGTGCCTCTAGGTCTGCACCTTGCTCTTCACTGAGCGACAACACTACAGAGTACTTTCCTGTGGACTGACCGTTGTACATCTCATGCTCTGCTAGATTCTCGAATGCTACTAGACCTTCTAATACTTCTGCTGACATAATATCTTTCCTTTATGGTTATTTAAAATAGACTACTTTAGTATACCTTAGTTAGTTACTTTAATGATTAATCTTAAAGAACATAACATAAGTATATTATAACATTAATTATTGCTAAGGTCAAACCCTAATTCACTTAAATTCAAACTTTCTTCTTCAGTGTCTGACTCTAGTATAGCATTATTACTAACTGTTGCGCAACCGTAACACAAATCTAAATAATCATCTGTGTTATAGTCCTTACGTCGCAACTCTGACTCACTGAGTATCTTGTCACACGCTTTACATCTACTCACTTTGTATGCACTCCTATAGTGTCGTAATGTACCTTCTCGAAGTCGCTACGCGCCATAGTGTACAGGTCGTGTTGAATGTGCTGTTTAGCGGCCTGTTGCATCTCTGCTACGCTCATAGCGTACAATAGGTACTCCGTTACTTCGTCGACTCTAACGTGGTCGTCATTGCTAATCCAGTCGTTCTGCTCATAGCCTATCAATTCTTCTTTAATCTTGCTCATTCTCTAACACCTCTTTAGTGCAATAAATTAAACCTAATATAACGCCAGTGC